GCTTAACCCAAATTGGAAAGGTGGAGCTAAAAGAGAAACACGACGAAAACGTAAATCTGGTGGAAATAAAAAGACGCGGCGAATACCATAGTAACAAGTAAAATAAAAGCAAATACGCAACTGAATGAACAAAACATATAAATAACAAATTATTATTTATATTTTTTTAGTTGAGTATTTACCTTCTTCGTCGAGTCATAATAGACATACGATTGCGATTTTTACCCGAACGCCGTTTACTCATTCTCATCTGGATTCTACGTTTGTTGGTATTGGTCTTACTGCTGCTGCTACTCTTGCCGCTGGCGGCTTTGAACCATGACCAACAACCACCGGTTTGCATTTGTTTTTTATCAATCATGTTATTCATGTTATTCATATTATTCATGTTATTCATATTCGATTTCGGTGCAAATATGGACTCATTCAGTGACGAACGCAGCCATTTTAATAAATGCGCCGATGTTCGTTTGGCATTTTTACCCCGATACTCACGCAAAATGTGCTTATTGTTCTTATTGCTCATATACATGATGGTTGGTGTCCCCTCTATTTTATGAAATACCTTGTGCAAATATTGTATACCCTTGTCATCTACATTTGCAATCACGGTGCGCTCGCTTACATCATTGTTCTTACACTTGTATTGCTGTCGAAACTGTTCGCATGCCTTCTTCCATTCCGGTTTCATTGCGTCGCATGGCGGGCATCCGTCGCGGTAGAACAGCGTTACAATGTGATGATTTGGCTTATCGTGTATACTTTCCAGCTTTGCTGCACTCGCTTCATCTCCAACATGCAGTATTGAAATGTCACTCATCGTTAAAATAAGTAATTGTTTGTTCTATATAAAACCATGAGATAAAAATAATCATATACTCCTTCCTATAATTCTATGTATCTATCGGTCTATTTATACTCCGTGTATCTATCTGTTCTATCTATATGAGTTTCAGTGGCGTCCAGCGCTTAAACCGATAATTAAACGCACATAGAATACGCACACACTTTTCTAAATTCGTGTGACTGTGTTCAATGTGCGTTTTCTGAAATTCTTCCTCGTCGTCACTTTCTTCGGCGGCGTCGAGTGAAACGTTTTCGCGAACTGTTCTAAATATAGAATTCATAAATACGCTTGTCTTATAATCGCCAATATGCGCATGATCGGGTTCAACTGAACCTGTGTCGGGACACTGTAATGTGTAAATATCGGCCTGTGGTTCGGCGCGAATAATGAAAACGCGCGTTCTTTGCTGTTGCTGCTGCTGCTGCTGCGGAAATTGCTTATGCAAGTGCGGTGATTGTTGTTGTTGCTGTTGCTGTTGTTGCTGTTGCTGTTGCTGTTGCTGTTGATGTTGATGTTGCTGTTGCTGTTGCTGTTGCTGTTGCTGTTGCTGTTGCTGTTGTGGTGCAAATGATTGGGGTTGGGTTTGACAGTTTTGAAAATACTTGTTATCGGTCTGTTTATCGAACCGAGCCTGTATCGCATATACTGAATAAGTTGTGATACTCGATACAGTTTTTACAGCATCGGCATATGACGCACGCCGAATAGGCATACCGAACCATATGCGCGCTTTTGAAGCGGTTGTCCCCATTGTTTCTATCCGGTCATCATGATAAAATCCCAAGCCATCATCAAACATTTCGGTAATAAGCGCAAACTTATCGCGCACTGGGAGCGAGTCGACTGCTCGGCCCTTGTATACAAACAAATTTTCGACTGAGAAGAATTGGTGCTGCTGCTGCTGCTGCTGCTGCTGCTGCGAGTTCATTTGATGCGGTGAAAACAATGTGCCGTAACAAATTGTCTCGCCTGTAAATAACGCGGGGTTAAGTTTCGCACACATAGGGTGGGGTTCGCGAAGTGAAATAAACTTGATTTTGGTATGATCGCGAGGGTCGAGTTCATAAAATATGGCAGTCGGTGTGCCTGGTTTGTATGACGCCGTGAACCATAGCACGCACTTTTTACCTTTAGGTATAACATAGAAACTGTCGCCCGAAAGTTGCTTATAACTATTGATTTCATAAGAAACTTTCATACCCGGTATAGACAGAAGTCTCACTTCGAGCTGATGCAAGTCTTTTCTCTCCACCGAAATATACGGCATATGTTGCTGTTGAAATTTTGCCATTCGATTATTAAGTCTTTATGGGTTGATTTGTTGTAATGAAATGTTTCATACTATACTATTCATAATCAATTTTAGTTTTAAATGGGTTTTTTTTGTTTATAATCCCCGCCCAGACCCGATGTCTGTCCGATTCAAATTCTTTAAAAATTGTTTGAGTTCATCCTTCATTGAGCTTGTTGAAGAACCCATGGCACTCTGAGGTTGCAAAGGCGGCAGCATTGAAATGCTTGTAGTTTCTCCAGACATGCTTGAATCCGCTCGAGAGTGTGGTGTTGTAAGCGATACGCCTTTAAACAGTGCGTCATACTGTTTTTGCGGTCGATTTACCAAATCCTTCACTTTCGGAACAGTTAATGTTGTTTTAAAAAACACGTATAAATAATGCATAACCGCTATCAGGCAGAGTGAAAGCGCGGTTACCTGTATAATCCATCCAATCATAGTGGTCTGTTCTCACTAATGTTTTTATGTATTTAAATTATTGTAGCCCCAGAATGGATTATATTGGGTATTGGGTGTAGCTTAATCGCTTATTCTATTGATGAAATATATAAATATATAAATAACACTATACTTTATGCGCGTCTACATAACGTATTTATATGTTTTACATTAAACTCAAAACTAACATTAAACATTCATTAAATAAATATTATAATGAATAAACTATTTTAATGTTTTATTTAATGTTTTAGTCATAAACATATAAAACTAATCCATGTCATAATTATTAGTTAGTTAGTTAGTTTAGTTATATTAGTTACATTAGTTGTCGGAGTTTTTACATGGCCAGCACACTTAAATTATTGTATTCATTCGCCTCTCCGAAAAAGAGGGGCAAGGAGCGTTTCGAAACGATTTTAGAACCACTTCAGGCCATTCTTCAGATTGGGTTTATTTCATTTTACCCAGTTGGCACAAAAATCGCTATAAAGCACAATATGCTCGTGATTCAGCCGCCAAACTATTCTCAGCCGGTTTCTCGTTGGTATAACAACGATACGCAAGACGATTTATGCTATTTATTCAATGTGTTTTCACGTTTTACACGATATTATTCATTTATGGAAAACGAATATCCTGCACTGCACAGGCTGCTTGTTTCGAACGCGCAGGCTGGAATAGATAAACTCATTCGAACGTATAGCGACACAAATCGCCCTCATATCCTTCACACACTCAGCATGTATAAGCGAATGTTACACGCACCCCATACACAAATACAATTGCAAATGCAAGAAATGAATGACGAATTACAACCGCAACCGCACATCATAACATCTGCATCATCCGCATCATCCGCATCATCTGTATCATCCGCATCAATTACAGGAAACGACAACCACCCAACAAATGCATTATCGTCAATATTACCTAAAAAGAAAAATCAACCCCAAGCACAAGTCGCAATGCAGGATCTAATCACCACTGCGGCCACTTCAACAAGCTCCTCTCAATTATCGCACATACAATCACCCCAATCTGGTCCATTGCCTTCGCCGACAACCATATTACCACCGCATCCTCAGATGACTGTGAATAGCGTCGATGCAAGCACGGCAAACATTGATGCAGTTTTTGGACGGATTACAGAAAAATACAATAGTCAGATATACACAATTGTATACAACGTCTTGTTACAACTGCACAGAAATAACAGCGATGACGGTGGAGGAGGAGATTACGCGCATTACATTAACGGCCTCAACCAAATTCTGCAACCAATTAACACATCTATTAAAAAGTGGATAGATGAGAATATTGTCTTTTAGTTGCAACATGCGATGGATTCAAAATTTATATTATATTTATGGTTATAAAATAATAAATATATATAGTAAAGCTATAATTACAAATTATCGACCAGCCAGCGGGACCGACCGAATGGAAGAATTTTTAGCGCGGTTTGCGCAAAGACCGCATGTTGATAGCTCTATCAAAAAACGACGGCAATTATTTACGGTTCGGGTTGGCACAGAGAATGAGCGAGAGTCTCGATTAGATGTGGATGCGGATGTGGATGCGGATGCGAATGCTGCTGGAGTCAGCGCCGCGGAAACAACTATGTCTATGTCAATGCAATCTGGAAAAACGCAGTTCATTGTTGACCGAACTTCAGCAAAAGAAATTGATATCAATGAGTTCTTTGACGCAATACATAAGACCACTGGAATTCAGCTTGGAAAGTCGTCGTCGTCGAACGACGCTTTTTGTCCTCTTCCATCTGGACAAAAGGCGAAAGGGCCAACGGCTGCAGCAACCATTTTAGAAACATTTCGTATCAGAAAATTGGGGTTTACGATTGTTCTGAAGCCACTCGACAAAGGAGACCGGGAACGGGAACGGGAACGAGAAGAACACCCTGAACAACACGAAGAGATGCTACTACATAAAGAGAAAGAGAAAGAGAAAGAAAAAGTAAAACGCCCATACAAGAAACGAGCCAAGGCGGGTGAAGTTGACGACAAACCGGTGTATCAAGAGGACGCAGGTATCGCCGAACTCGTCGCGAATCTTAAAGCGTCCGCTGAATCGGGCACGGCAATGTCACTGAAAGCATCCCCGTATTACATGAACAACCGGAAGCACTTTACCACATTTATAACAAGTATGTTTGAGCGATACGCCCGCACCAGAGTGGGTGAAGTGGAGGCGGAAGAATTTGATTGCTCGGATATGGCATCGGCCAACCGGAAACCATTTTCGCTGCTTTACCATCAAAAAATTGTCCGTGAATATCTTGGAATATACAGCCCATATCGCGGTTTGCTGCTTTATCATGGTCTTGGTAGTGGCAAAACGTGTTCGTCCATTGCAATCGCAGAAGGGCTTTCTACGCATAAGAGAATCATCGTAATGACCCCCGCTTCTCTCCAGAAAAACTACGTTGAGGAAATAAAAAAGTGTGGAAACGATTTATACAAGAGCGACCAGCACTGGGTATTCCACGACCTCGCCACCAAACTGCCAAAAGGTAAAACCACTTCAGAATATGAAGCGGCGCTATTAAATGCGCTCGGATTCCAGGGAAAAGTCGCAACGGAAGACAATATAGTTCGACTCAATGGTGGCGGCATTTGGGTTGCTGAACGAGGTAAACCTGGAAATTATTCCACACTGGATGAATCCGAACGCGCCGCGATTGACCGCCAAATTGACAAAATGATACGCAATAAATACAAATTTATAAACTACAACGGTGTTAGAATGCCGCAATGGCGCGAACTCATGAGAGGTGGCAATTACTTCGACAATGCGGTGATTATTGTGGATGAAGCGCACAATTTAGTAAGCCGCATTGTAAATAAATTGAAATATCCCAGGAGTTTGTCCATGCAGATGTATGAGGCGCTGCTTTCGGCCAATAATGCCAAAATCGTTCTTCTTACCGGGACCCCCATTATCAACTACCCAAACGAGCTCGGCATTCTGTTCAATATTTTGCGCGGATACATTAACACCTTTAATTTCGCACTGAATACGTCTGGCGCGAAATTGAAGGGTGGTGTGAATGCTGCATCTCTCAAGAAATTATTCGACGAAGCCGGTGATAAAGTGTCGGTTCACGACTATCTGGATTTCAAGCAAATGCCAAAACCAACTCTGGTTCTAACACGGAACCCGTTTGGATTCGTTTCAAATCGAAGTGCAGAAGCTGCCGGTAGCGCCACCGTGAGTTTGTCGCTCACACACGGCGGAAACATTTTAGATGCAGATTTTAAGACGAATGTTACCGAAGTGCTTGCGAGCGGCGGTCTTTCTGTTAATGAGTTCAAATTAACACGGTTTAAGGCGCTACCCGATAAAATGGAAGATTTTAACGATTTATTTGTAAAATCAGACGGGACTGGCATACTTAATCCCGATATGTTTTCGCGGCGAATCATCGGTCTTACATCCTATTTCCGAAGCGCGCAGGAAAAGCTCATGCCCATATACGACCCAATGAAAGATTTTGTGCTTGTTGAAACTGAGATGTCGAACCATCAATTTGTAGTATACAAAAAAATTCGAGAAAAAGAACGGAGTCAGGAATCGGGATCACGGAAACGGCTTGCAAATGCAGGAGCGGCTGAATTGTATACAGATACATCATCGACCTATCGGATATTCTCACGAGCGTGCTGCAATTTTGCATTTCCTGTTAATATTAAGCGGCCGCTTCAAATAACGGATGTCGATGAAGCCGATAAAAACAAGCGTGCGGCGGCCGCGGAAGCGGCTGTGGCTGAGGCTGTAGTAGGCATTCCTGCGTCGGCTGAAGACCAAGACCAAGCCCAAGACCAAGACCAACAGAAGAAAAAAAAGGGTGTCAAGAATGCAAGGCAACAAATCACCGAACGAGGGTTTGATGCAGAAGAAGAAGAAGTCGACGACGATGAACCCGATGAGCCTCGGGGAGATGGCGCAGGTCGTAAACCCGACGGTTCAGGAAAGGTGCTGTCTCCTCAGGAATTGCGCACTTATAATGAGGAAATTATCAACACTATACAAGAATTGGCCGATAAGGCGGGCGATTATCTTACTTTAGACGCGCTGCGCGCAATGTACAGTCCAAAATTCGCAGAAATATTTGAAAGAATAAACGACCCCGACAATGCAGGCCTGCATTTACTTTACAGCCAATTTCGCACACTGGAGGGGATAGGTATTTTTAAATTGGTTATGGATGCCAACGACTACGCCGAATTTAATGTGCAAAAAGACCCGCACACTGGTGCGTGGACAAGAGTGATTAAACCCGGTGATGAAAATAAACTCATGTATGCACTTTACACGGGAACCGAAACGCAAGAAAAAAAAGAACTTATACGCAACATTTTCAACAGTTCGTGGGATAACTTGCCGCCATCACTGGGACTACCTATGGAATCAGAGAGAAAAAATAAATACGGCGAAGTAATAAAATTGCTTATGATTACAGCGTCAGGTGCCGAAGGTATTAATTTGCGAAACGTGAGGCACGTGCATATTATGGAACCGTATTGGCACCCCGTTCGAACCGAGCAAATTATCGGACGCGCAAACCGAATTTGCAGTCATCACGACTTGCCGCGCGAACTGCAAACCGTTAAGGTTTTCCTATATGTTATGAAATTTACAGCGGAACAGTTGAAACCGGCAAGCAAGGATAGCGAAGTTACCAATATTATTAAATATGATAGCAGCATCACCACGGACCAAAAACTGCTGGATACTTCAAGTAAAAAACAGCTCATAAATCAGCGTTTGCTAACTGTTGTGAAAGCGTCCGCAATTGATTGTGTAACACATAAGGCAAAAGGAGGTGTAGATGTTGAATGCTTTAGATATAAGACTGCTATTAATCCGAACGATTATGCATTCGTTCCGAATATCAACGAGGAACAAAAAGATGCGGATGCTGAAAGAAACGTGATGAAAGAAGTTACGGGACGACCAATAAAACTGAAAACTACAGGACCAAGTGGAATCGAAACCATGGAGGACTACATTTTAGACGAATCATCACAAGCACTTTATCAAATGTCGGGAGCGAATATTATTCGCGTTGGAAAACTCGTGCAGGATGAAACAGGTGCAAGAATTGATAAAAGTTAGGACGGAGAACTTGGATTTTGATACATGCCGTCGCATGTAAGCATAGCCGCAGATGCTTGAAACTGCTGCTGCTGCTGCTGCTGCTGATGCTGCTGATTCATAACAGCTGAGAATGATGCTACTGCATTCGCAGCATCCGCCGCGCATTCGGTTTCGCTTACATCTGAGGTGTTTCGAGCCCGAGGTGCAGAAGGGGTTGCTGGAGTTGATGTTGGCGGCGACTTCAAATGCGCGACGGTTGTCGTTGTTGTCGTGATACCGACCGTTTTTGCGTAACAATGTATACACTGTAATTTCTTATTAGTCGCGCTATCGACAACTAACATGGTGTCGGGTTCGTGCAACAGAACGGTGGTGCAAGACGAGCATAATAATAATTTGCAATCATCAGTGAAACCGAAACCTGCCGTTTTATTTTTTACAAATTCGCGGCAGATTGAAGTGTTTCCCATGTAACCGATTGACATTGTAATGCGTCGTATAACTATCTACTGTATGTATGTTAATGAATTAATGATAATGATATAATGCATCAATTTTATATTATTATTATTATTATTATTATTATTATTATTATTATTATTATTATTATTATTATTATTATTATTATTATTATTATTATTATTATTATTT